AGAAGAACGCCACCAATAGAGTCATCAGAACCATCTACAGCAACATTTGAACTTTCAAATATTTGTATGCCTGCGATTTGCCCTACAAAACCATTTCTTAAAGCTTCATTACCTAAGTCTGGAATATTAGCTGACCCTGCAAATGTATTTGTTAATGCTTTTTTCACATTAAATATTTGCTTTGGGTGGAATACACCATAGTAAGATTGAGGTGCATTGTTGGTTCTTAACTCTGTACCTGCTTCAAACAAATCTTGAATTGTTAATTCTGCACCTGCTCCTGGTCCTTTTTGTGTTGAAAAGCCTGTAAATAATGCTGATAAATCGGCATCTATTTTTTTAGCTATAGCTTCACCAAACAATCTACCAATATCTCCTGCAACATTTCTCGATGCTGAATTTCTTGCTAAGTCTGTTAGTGTTGTCATAATTCCAACTTCAGATGCTGTTATAGTAACTGAACTTGGGTTTATAGCTGTGTTTGAAAGGTCTGAAGCTTCACTTACTGCTGACGCTGATACTGCTGAATAAATCGGTACTTCTACTGATTTACCACCACCAATAATGCTGTAGTTTCTGACAAGGTTTCTCATTATAGATTGCTCATTAGCAACGAATAATGCTTCTGCAACTATCTCGGTGTATAGTTCCGAAATGGTTGAACTGGTTGTTTCATTAGCCATTTTAAACTCCTTTTAATTATAGCCATTTAATTATTCAAAACAATCGTATTAGGTTTGGAATTTCTTTGCTTTCTATATTCAGCATACATCTTCCTATCCGATGGATTGTTCATATCTAAATCACTCAAATTTAAAGGTTTATTGAGTTCTCTCCTATCCACATTTGACACTGTACCAGAGCCACTAGGTGTAGCACTAACAAAGTGTGGGTTCTGTGTTAAAAACTCTTGCACCAACTCGTCAGTAGTTAAGAGTTCCCCATTACTGTTATATCGTGCTAATCCTGATTTATCAAGTATTTCCACGTTTCCAGTTTCATTAAGCTTAATCCCACTTTTTAAAAGTTCAACAACTTGGTCTGGATTTATAGCTTTATTCTTTGATGCCGAAGATAATAAAGACTTGTTAATCTTAATATCTTTAAGTTGGCTTTCAAGGTTTGAGCGTTCTTTTTGCCACTCTTGAGTTTTGTTTTTTAGTATTTCTTCAAACTCACCTTTTTGTATTTTTTGTTTTTCTTCTAAATCTTTTTGGCTTTTGACTGCATTTACAGCTACATCTAAATCTTCAACACCTAGTTTTTTATAAACTTGGCTTCTTTCTTGTGCTAATCTTCTTCTGACCATTTCAGTAACTTGGTCTTCTGTATAAGATATTGCATTAGGCTTTTCTTCTTTTACTTGAGTTTCTTCAACCTGCTCTTTAGGTTGCTCTACTATATTTTCTTCCATCTATGTCTCCTCATATATCCCAATCTGGGTCTGTTGGAATCCAAGTATGTCGGCATCTATACCCACCTCTTACAATAAAAGGGTCTCCAGTAGATTTGCCTGCCCAACCTTGGTTGTTCCAAATATCCCGAATTTCTTTCTCGGTTAATATCTTGTTTAGCATATTCTGACAGAAAGGTCTACTATCCCTTACTAATGTGCCTGTATATCTATAATGAGTTAAACCTGATTCTTTAGCTTTTGCAACTGTAAACTGCCCATGAAACTGCATAACTGAATCGTGTGCTATTTGCCCTGCATATCTTCTAAGGTTATTCCCTGCCCTATCTGAAGCATATTGGGTATGAAGTTTGCTTACTGCTTCTTCTATTTGTGCTTTTTTTGAATTATCAAATTTATTCTCGTTAATAAAATCAACTAATTCATTTATCTCACGAGTATTTGTTTTTTGATAAACGCCATTAATATGTTGCCTTATGTTTTTAACCATATCATCAAAAGGTCTGCCTGCTATTGTGCTTTGATAAACTTCATCATTTATTATTTTTAAAAATCTTTCAGCTATATCTTCAAATCCAGAAAACGATTGTGTTTTAAGTGCATTGATTGTGGTTAAGTCAAGTTCAGTTAAACTTTTAAATTTTTGTGGTATAGGCATTTCACCAAATGTATCGAGTACAACTTTGGCTATTTTATTATATTCTTCATTTATTATTAAATCTGCTTCATTTAAAAAAGTAGATTCAATTAGTGTTCTAATTTTAGGTTGTAGTTGTATAGCTATTCTTTGTGATACTAAAGCACCAGAAGTTGCTCTTGTTACTTCTCTAATAACATCATCTTCTAATTTATAAAGAACATTAATAATTCGTTCTTCATGTTGGTCAGCTAATTTTTCTAAAATTTTAGACATATATTATAATGGAAAGTTCTTTTTCCACGCCCTTATTGACCAATAAGCAGGTGATAATGTTTTTTGCCCTTTAACTTCTTTTAAAACACCACCCATTCTAGCTAGGAAAGACTTTTGTCTGGCAGGTATATTTTTTTTAATGGTCATTCCCCTAGCACCAAATGTAACCTTTTTTACATTACCAGTAGCTTTGTTTTTAACATAAACACCAAATTTTTTTCGTTTTGATTCTGTTGTTGATAGTCTGAAAGGTTTATTAAGTGATACGTTTCTTCCTCTATAAATCGCCATCTTTTTTCCTATCATCTAACCTTTCGTTAACTATTGCCCTGCATACTGGACATTTATAAACATCTTTAAAAACCTCTATTAAAAACACCTTACAAATAATACATATTTTTTTAGGCTTTTCCATAACATCAGCATCATTTTCTTATAGGTTATTCTTGTAAATCTTGTAAAACAAGTTCAAATCCACCAGAAATTGAAGATGTTGCACTAGCTTTACCAATTAATTCAATATCTGTTTTTTCTTGTATTTTAATAGGTATGACATAATTCTTTTCAATAAAGCCACCTCTAGTTGTAATAAATGCCCTTGTATTCCATACATTCCCATTACTTATATCTTTAGTTATAAACCTTATTTCATTTTCTAAATCTTTAGAACTTCCTATGTCTATTTGCATAAGATAAGCAATATAATTTCTTGGCACAGTATAAACACACATTAAACTTTGCCCATATCCTGCTTGAATTTTAGCAACTGCTGTGCTTGATACTGTAATTGTTAAATCGCCAACATTAGCATTACCAGTATTAGCAGTTTTCATTACTGCCCTATAAACCCTTATAAATGATGTACTTCCTGCACTACCACCGATTGTAATTGTTTCTGTGGCTACATCATAATTTGCATCTAAACCCTCAACTTCAACTGTTCCTGCATTATCTGCTGATGTATTAGAAGATGTTACTGTGGCTGTCCCTGCTGAAGATGGATAGGTGTAAGTATTATTTCCGTCCCATATAGTTTCAAAAGAACCACCAACTGCTGTATTAAGTCCAAATTTATGAATACCACCAAATCTATTTATTTCGCCTTTTTGTAAAGCTAAACCAAAAGGTGCATTATTTATACTGGCAAAACTCATTTCTTTTTCCTTTTACTAGCACGTTTAATTAAGTCTTTATCAAATGTTCCAGACTTGCCACGACTAATTAGTTTATTTACTCTTGCCATTGCCCATGCTGACATAGGTATCCTTGGTCTTGAGCCAGATGAAAGAAATGCACCTTGCCCTCTGCGAAAACTAGCCTTTAAATCTGTTAAATTAAATAATTTTGATTTTTTAGCTTTTGCTCTAAGCGTTGCAATAGTTCTTGCTGATAAAGGTTTTCTTTTTACTGCCATTATGACTTATTCCTTTTCTTTAATAATGCCATTGGTATTCTTGCACCTGCTTTATACAAGGCACTAACTCGCTTTAATAAATTTGCTCTCGCAGTTCTTTTTTTACCTTTTAACCCAGATAAATATTTTTTTGGTATCTTGGTTTTAGCTTTCTTCTTCGCCAACTGTTTGACCCTCTACTTCGGTTGTCTGGAATTGCCCTCTAACAGTTCTAACAGCATCTATTTCTTCATTAATAGTTTTCATAGTTTCGTTATCATCTATTACTGCTTCTGCTATTTGCTTATCTATTTCTTTGTTAAAGGTTTCTGATTTAATGCCAGATGCTTTAGCCATTTGTAGATATTGTAAATCGTTAGCCCAATCTCTAATATCGAATGTGTCTGGATAATTTACTGAGCCGTCCCATTGTTTATCTTGCCATTTAGCAAATAAATCCCAGATTTGTTCTTCAGCGTTTTCTAAATAATCTGCTTTTTCTGATAACCTAGCATTTAATAATTGAAACTCTGTTTGTAATGCTATGCCACTAGCTATCTGTGAACCAGTTGCTCTAACAGAACCCATATGAGTTATTCTATCAATAGCATCTACTTTAGTTTGTATACACTTCATAATGCCATCTAAGTTTTGACCACTAGGCTGTATTATATAAGGCTTTAGGGCTGAATCTAAATCTTCTGGTATTTCTATAATTGCTCTTGCACCTGCACTAGCTTCAACATTAGGTGTTTTAACTAAACTTGGGTGATTAGCTAATCTAATTAATTGTTCTTTTTCTGAATAATCATTATAAATAGATTGTTGCAAATGTGCCACATCTGCTAAATCACTAATACCAATCGGTCTTTTATTACCTCTAAGATTATATACATTAACAGCAGGAATAGTTCCTATTGGATTAGGAATTTCCTCTAATAACTTAGGTTCTTTATCTGTGTATTCTTTATCATATTCTTCAAACTCATATGTCATTATGGCTTGTTCAGTAAAAACTTTTATAATTGCCCTTTCTGAATTAATATCTTCAATAACAACTAATAAATCTAAATAAAATCTGCCACTAGCTGACCTTTTATAATTCCAATTAACAATGTTTTCTGGAGTGTATATTGAAATATAAGGTCTAATATCTTGAGCCAGTTCTTCTGCTCTAGTCTTTGCATTAGATTGTGGTTTGTCTAATATAACCCAACAATTACCATAAATACTGGCGTTCATCTGTACTTCTCGCATGACAGTATCAAATGACCTACCATCTAAATCTGCATCTTTTATAAAAGATTGTAATTGTAAATCGCCATCTAATACACCATATTCTCTTGTTGGTGGCACTCTCCATAAAAAGCTTGTATATATTTGAACAACATTTTTACAATGATTATCTACTGGTGTATGCCTTACTCTTGAATCATATTCTTCTGGGCTTTCTAAAACATATCTATGAAGGTAATATCCATTTTTATAATCATTCCCACCTAAATAACTTCTTATATAAAATTCCCAATTAGATATGTTAGCGTGCCATAAATCATGTTTAGCTTGTAAGATTTCTTTGTTCATCAACTCCACCTTTTAACTGGGCTTGCTACAAAATTCCGTCTTAGTGGGAAGTTAAATTCTACTAAATAACCTAGAGCATCATTCATATGGTCATAACCACTATCTTTATCAGGAATGTGAGTACCCTCTTTATATATCTGTCTTTCTATGCTTTTAATCACATTTTTGCAAGATTTAACAATAAACAGATTGTTTTTTCCATTAACATTTTTAAGTTTTGAATTAACTGCATTAATTCTATCCCTAATTAAAGGTGCTGTATTTTTACATTTTACATCAAATCCTGCATTTTTCAAGATACTTAAATCAGTAAATCCACCTGCAGACGTTTTTCTTTGTCTAGCACTAGGGTCTGGATAAACTATTATTTTTTTATTATTGTATCTATTTGTAATTTCTTCGCACATTTCTTGAGTATTTGAAGAATAAATTTGTATTTCATCAACAACCATAATTGTTTCTTGTAGTATAATACAAACTACAGCACTCATAGGGTCTACGTTAAAATCTAATCCAATATGTAAAACTGCTGAATCTTTACTATATTTTTCTATTATATTCTTTTGTCTATTAAAATTGTAGTAAATCATTCCAGAATAATTAACAAATGTTGCTTCATACTCTTGTTGGAATGTTCTTATATCTAAATCTTGTCTGGCTTGCTCTATTTCGTCATCTGCAACTTGCCCACCCTCTAAGGTTGTATATTTAAATGAAGACCAATCTTTATTAGTTTCTCCTTGTTTAAATAGTTCATAAGACCAGTTTCCAAATCCTCTAGGACTACCACAAAAAAGAGCATGTCCTCCAGTATCTGATAATGTAGGTCTTAATACCTCATACCAAGCTTCTTTATGTATATCTGCGAATTCATCAAGAACAATAAAATCAAGCCCAACTCCACGTAAAGATTGCTCGTTATCAGCACCTCTTAATGTAATCCTTGAATTGTTTTTTAAAGTTATAGTTAAATCACTATTATTGATGTTTTTAACCCACCTATGGTCAACTAATCTTTCTTTGAGTTCATTCCAACATATTTGTTTAGCTTGTCTATAAGTAGGAGCAACATACCAAACTTTTTTATTTGATTGACTTGCAAACTTAGCTAACTCATTTATTGCTAAAAATGTTTTGCCAAATCTTCTACCAGTTATTAACACTCTAAATCTTGATTTATTCTCAATAACTTCTGTTTGAGGTTTAGTTAATGGCATTAGTTAGTCCAAGGCAATGGTTCATCTAATTGTGTTTCTTCAATTCTATCTTGCTGACCTAACATATTCTTTCCTAAGAATATAAGCATTGTTACATTTCCACTTTCACATGCTTTCCATTGTAGTTGTCTCAATCTCATTTTTTGTTCTGCCCTCCCTTTTATCAGAAATTCCGAATAACTCTTTTCTAATAAATCTGCTGAACAACCGAAAAAATCTCCCATTTCTTTATTTGTACAACCTAATGTTGCTAATTTCTGTAATTGAACAGTATCAATTTGATATTTCTTTGGTCTTGCCATAATCCTCTTTTTCCCTTTGAGTAAAAGTATATTTTAATTATTTAATTTTTTTAATTTTAAACCATATTCATTAATTCCTTTTTTTCTTTTATAATCTTCACGATATACTAATTTGTTTTCTTTTTTAAATTTATTATAATTTACATAATGATGATGCCTACCATATCTCCACACGAGCTTTGTAACGTCTGGGTGCAATTTCATTTGCATGTTAGATTTGGGAATTGTACCTTCTTCAGCGTAAAATTCGTCTGTATTTCCACCTTTTAGCGTTTGTGTATTAGCTTTTTCTTGTAAGAAAGCATTAAATTGAACTGTACACCACCCTTTTTTTAATATTCTTAATGATAAATCTGTATCTTCGTTATATCTTCCTCGCCACCTATCTGGCAATGGTAAATCATTTCTTATTAAATTACATGAATAAATTCTAGTATTAACTGTAAAAGGTGTATATTGATGTCCCCATTTATCTATAACAAAGAATGTATAATTTGGTCCTGCCATACCTATATTTTTATATCTTAGTACAAAATCTTCCATAACTTGAAATGGTGTTATATCAGTACATTTTATTTCTAAGTTATTTTGCCAACGTCTAAAACATTTTATATTGTCGTCCATAACCCAATGCCAATTATAACCTCTATCAATACTATGTTGCCATATAAAATTTCTAGCAGGTCCAGGTCCCTTTGATTTACTATCGCCTAAATCGTCGCATGTATCGTAATCTTGCTGATAGGTCTTATCTAATACTAATATTTTTTTCTTATCTATAACCTTCGCATACTGCGAGTACTCTTGTTCTTCTACAACTATTGTATATGGAACATTCATTTCTTCTAAAGCTTTTGCTGTTAATCTTGTATCGGCTCTACCTTTTGATGGAATATAAATTGGAAATTGATTAGTTTTCATAATACTTATCTTTAACTACTCTTTTTTCAATAGATGGAAACCATATATATTTAGTTTTTTCTGTGTAATCTTGTTTAATTAATTGGAAAAATTTATCTACGGCATCTTGATTTACAAAATTAACTGTTAATGCTCTATGTGGTGATTGGTCTTGATGCTCAAAAGATGGCATATCTTGCCAATGTTCTTCAGTATCTAGCCAATCTCGTGAATCGTGATTATTTTGAAATATTATTGTTTCAAGTTCTTGTTCTTCAAACCCTAACTCATTGATATTAAAGTTTATTTCTTTAAGCAAATCTATTTCAAGTTTTAATAAGTCATAATCCCAATTTGCATCTTCAGCTATTCTATTATCGGCAATACGATAACCTCTTGCTTTAGCTTCACTTAAGTCAGCAACTAAAACTGGTACTTTCTTCATTCCTAGTTTTTTAGCACCTAATAATCGAGTATGACCAACAATAACAACCATTTTTTTATCGACAACTATTGGTTGTTGAAAGCCAAATTCAGACAAAGAACTTGCAACTTTATCAACATCTTGGTTTTTTCTAGGGTTATTGTGATATGGGATTAATTTATCTATTTCTATTTCTTGAATATCCATTTTTAACCTTTTACCTTACATAATCTTTGTGTTTAGATACCATACCTGATGGCTGAACTTGTTCTTCTGTATCAATAAAAAACTTTAATCTTTGATAAAATTCCATATAACTTGCTTTTTTATAGCTTCCCTCTCTATCTTTTTCAGATAATATTTCTGGTACATCTTCAAATTTTTCAGTTTCTTCTTCTGTAGGTTTTTTATTTTTAAATTCTTTATATATGTTTGTTAGTTCAATATATTTTGATTTTATATTGTGTTGCCTACTCATTTTTTATATCCTCTAGCTTCTTTTAACATTTTAAAACATTCACCTCTTTTAAAATTATACCTATTATCAAGATATTTATGCAAGTTTTTCATATTAGTTTTAGCCCTTATGCAGAGTTGATAACCATAATAAAATCTTTGTATATCTTTTTGCCTATAAGCATCGCCAATACATTGAAAAACAGTCGTATAACCTTTAATTAAACTCATCATTATACCCAACTCCCCATATCTAAATACTCAATGGCGTCTGACCTTGTAAAATGCCCCTCATTAATAGCCCTTTGAACGTCATAAGGGTGTTGTTTTGCATATTTCTGAGCAAAGCTACTGCCTTTTTTATTATCTACAGCTTCTTTAAATACTTTTAATCTCATAGAATATTGGTCAGTTTTAATTTCTTCTTGTTTTTTAGGTGCTTCATCTAAGTATTTTTTAGCTGATAACCAAAATGCAGGTTGTTTAACAAATTGTTTATCTTCAACAGATTTATAATAATTATTATACATTATAGCTAAATCTTGTGGCTTATTTAACCATTCTTCTTCTAGCTTTAAATAATTCTTTTCTGCGATACCTCTACTTACTTTATTAGAAACTTTATCCCAAAAAGTATTAAAAAGAGAAATATAATCTATTTTAGTGGTTTTAGGTTTAGGGGTAGGGGTAGGGGTAGGGGGGTTTTGGCTAGGTTTTTTTGGTCTGCCACCTAACTTACCATTGACTTTAGAAGCATCTATTCTTCTTGTTATATATAGATATTCTTGAAGTTGTCTTTCATTTTGATAATGGTCATCAATAAGAATAAAAAACTCTTTTATAATTATATTACATGATTGCCTTTCATCATCTGTTATACAATTCGCAATTCTATAAATAGTCATATTATTACTTGGTAATCCTGCACACCTTTTATTCCAGTTCCAACAAAGTAATCTAATATATATTCCTATTTGCTCGTTTGAAAGGTGTTGAGTACCTGCAATGAAATCTTCTGTGAAAAGATACCATGCTTTTAATTTCTCTTTAGGCTTTGAATTTTCATCTATAAACATTTATTTTCTCCAATTTAACTTGTTTATATTTTTATATTAAATAGATTATAAAATAAACCTATTTTTTAAATTTGGTTAATATCCCCAGATTTCCTTTCTAGCATTTAGAACTGTTTCTTCTTTCCAAATCCAATTATCAGGGTTAGGCACTAATGAATTTTTAATATCATCTGGACTATTAACAGTTTTTAAATAATTACCCATCACATTTACAATATGTTCACATATTTTCATATAGTGGTCATAACTTGATAATTCTAATTGAGTAAACTCTGGTGCTTTGGTCTTTGTAGGCGTTTTTAAGTACCATAGCATTTGCCTTGCATTAGTCGCTCTATTATAGATTGATTGTTGCATAGCGTGAGATGTAGACATCTGTAAGGGATTTGTTTTAGAAGTTTTTAAATCAATAAAAAAATCCTCTTTTGAGTTCTTGTCTTCAAACTGAAAATCAGTATATCCAATAAATGGTATGCCTTGTATATCAACTTCAACTTTCTTTTGATAACCAATTAAATTCCATTGAAAAGCATGTTCTTGAAATTTACTAGCCCCTAGTTCTAATAAAGGAACTAAATTAGCTCTTTCATCTTCAACTTTAGGGTCTGTTATTTTTAAACAATTAGCATCGAATTCTGCAATCATTTTTTCAGAAGCTTCTTGTACAGATATTCCATTAAGAACCATATTTAATCCAGATTCAACAGCTTTACCTCTTTCTGCAGGTGCTGAACTAGGAAATTCATAACCAAATATACGTCTTAAAGCCCATCGTTCTCTATAAAAAGCAAATTCATTAATATGGCTAAATGAAAGTGGCAGTAAACCCTTGCCACTAACATTAAATTTTTCAAAATGTTCTCTCATATTTTGTCTACCCAATCTTGTAGGTGTTTTTTATTTGCAAGAACTTGAAGTTTTAAATCAAAACATTGGTCGTGAATATTACTAGTTCTGCCAAACTTAATAATATATTCATTTAGAGCAAAAACTAATTTATCCATAACTCCAATATCAGCTAAATGTTTGTATATTGCAGTTTCTTTTTCTTGGTCTTGGTCTAATTCACGTGATTGATTTAATTCATCTGAAAGATTGTACTTATCTGACATTATTATTCTCCTTAATTAACGTATACTCAGCATATCTTTTGCCATTTTTACCTAATAGATTTTGAGCAATAATAGTGTAGCCTTGTTCTCTTAAACTATAGATAACAGCACTTAATCGTGTGCATCTAAATTTATGAATAGCTTCCCATGATGTTATTGAATTGCCTTTTTTAAGGTAGGTTAAAACCTGTTCTATTTGTGACATAATAATCCTTTCTATAAATTATGTTTTGCCAGTTCTCTTTCATTGACCACTTTAGTTCTTAAGTCATCTCTGAAAGCCTTAAAGGTTTCAAATCTAATTTTAGATTGATTCCTTTGTTTAAGAGTTTTCTCGTATCTATCAAGATAGCTCTTAAATTTTATATCAGAATAAATTAAACCATTTAATTCTGTCATATTTTTATAATTGGCTTTTTTTGAATAGTAAATCGTTAATTCAGCAATTATCATTTTTTCTTCTTTTTTCATTAATTCAACTGCTGTATCAAGGTCAGCAAACCTCATTCCCAATTCTTCATGCTGATATGATAGTTTATTAGGGTCAAACCCTATTGAATAAATATCCATTAGAATGGTATTTCGTCATCTAAATCAGGGCTTGGAATATTATTTGTTTGTGCAGTCATAGGTTTAGCACCAAATGAAAAATTATTAACTTTTAAAATTAAAATAGTTTTAACAACTCCATTTTTTTCATATTCTTTTGTTGATAATTCACCATTAACAAATATCTGTTGACCTTTTACTAGATGTTTTACTGCTCCCTCGCCTTGTTTTCCCCATAAAGCACATTCAACCCAAAAAGATTTTTTATTATCTCCATAGCCAACATTTGTACCTATAGAAAAATTACAAACTTTATATCCAGATACTTCTTTTAATTCTGCATCTGCACCAAGTCTTCCGTCAAAACTACATGTATTCATTTTATACTCCCATTTTTATTATATAAATTTTCCCATTCTTTTTCTTTTATTTTTTCTTTAAGCTTTTCTTTCCAATCCTCATTAATC